AGATAATAAGAATAGTTTAACTCCATTGGATATTCAGGATCAGGAGTAATAAACGGAGAAAGCGTAAATGTTGCTACATTTGACAATGTACCAATAGTTCTTGTTGGTCTAAAGTCGATAGTATCTCTTAAATTAATTTGTCCTAATTTAGTAGAGTTATATACTGGAATTGAGCCAGATGCATATATTGATGATGAGTATGAATCGGCGTTGAAGAATCCAGCTGTTGTATCGTGATTAAAGAATTGAGTTACAACAAGAACTTGACCTTTTGGTGCTGGATATCCAGGTTTCAATGTTATTGAACCGTGGTCATAATAGTTATCTGTTTGTCCAGTAGAGAATGTAAAGCTTGATGTCAAATCAATTGCATTTACTGTATTTGGAGCATATGATAAGTTTCCAGAATCATAAACTTTAACAACATTTACAATATCTGGAACATATAAGCTTTGCGGAACACCAGCAGTTAAACTTGTAATTGGTGAGCTGCCGTTGAACCAGATGTATCCAGTTGAAGTGTTTACGCTAACACCAGTGACACCAAGAACAGCTGTTGCGGTTGATGGAGTGTCATAAGTTTGTAACTGAACGAATGCGTTTGCTGGAACTAATGTTTTTGTTCTACGAGCATAAGTTTCAGCACCAGTTGGATTACCTTCTTGAACTGTGAAAATAATATCACCAGTAAATGTGCCGCCACTTGCGACATTAATTGTCATGCTTGTTGGTGAGGTTTGGTAAATACCATTTCCTGAAGTACATGCGCCGCCGTTCTTATTGAAGACGATAACAGTACCGTTCGCTAATGAACTTCCTGTATTGCTCTTAACGACAACAAACACATCTTCGTTTGCAAGAATGTCGCTGACCCAACCGTTTGTGACACCAAAGGTTAAAACTTCAGTACTAGTGTTTAAACCAGAACCTGATGAAATTGTTAAATTACCAGAAGCGAATGTTTGAGAAAGTAAGGTCTTTCTTGAATAGAAAGAAACTTTACTAATTGAATTTTGAGAAACATAGCTGTTTGGTAATTGGAACAACAAATTGTTGTAGCCAGTGCTTTGATAAACAATCGTATTTCCTGGAATAGTTGATCCTGGAGTAACAGAAGTTTGACCCAATGGTGAAATATCCAACACAGGATAAACACCACCATTGATTGCATTTTGAGTTGCATAGACATTAGCAGCAGTATATGTTGCTGGAGTCTGCACCATTGTTTGAATACTTTGTGTTCCGTAATTTAACACAAACTGAGTATTTGGGCTTGGTAATTGACTAAATGGAACGTCAACATAAAGAGCGCCATTTGAAGTGTCATGGGTAACTACGTTTCTAACGTCGCCTGATGAGTTACCTGCAACAATGCTAATTGTTGTGCCAATATAAGCATTAGCAACAGTTGAGAAATATGCAGGAAGACTCAAATAGCGTGTATTAGAAGAAACGTTTCCAGCATTAGCAGTAATCGGATTTGTTTTGATATCTGTTAAATATGCATAGAAAGAATTTGATCCAGCATATTCAATATCTCTGATTCTTGCTGTACCGATTCTGGTGTTACAATATGCCCATTGGTTTGCTGTATTAATTTGAGCTGATGTGATCATGTGAAGATCAACATTCGGGAATTGTGTCAAATTAAAGAATCCAGCATTACCTGAATGGACATTTGTTGTTGTCACATAGTTGCCATAATCTAAAGTTAAGAAATAACTGTTAGATGTATTTGTAGATCTAGCTTTGTCAACAACAATAGAAATTTTACCAGTTGTATCAAACTCGTATCCTTTAACGTATGCTCTGCCTGGAGCAATGTCTAATAGGAAAGTTGCATTATTAGAATCAGCGGTATTATCAGCAGCTGTAACAATAAATGGTTTTACAGTAAAGTTGCCTGATTGATCATATGTTCTTTGAGCAAGAACTGGATTGTTGATGTATTGATTTCCAAGCTGACTTGTTACAACACCATTTTCAATAGTCATCAATCTGATGAACTTAGAAGTATCTGGAGAATCTAATGATCTTTGAGCTAGAACTAATTTAATTTGATAACGATCAGCACCTGGAGCTTGATAGTTAAATGAGCCTTGAGCAGGATCAAGTAGCGCTGAGTCTGATGTATAATTAACAACATTTTCTTCAATATTCAAACCAACCATGCAAGTTGGAAGATTGCTTAAAGAATCTAAAATAATTGTTTGTGGATCTAGCGTTACGAAATATCCATCAACAAAGAAAACGCCACCATTAATGCTTACAATAGAAGCTGCACTAGATGAATTGGCAGTTAAAAGTGTACCAATATCTGAACTTTCAGCACCAGTAACAACAGTTTGAATTTCATCGCCATCGGCAAATTCAATACCTGTTAAATATTTAACGGCAAGTGCACCAGCGGAAGTGTTGCTTGCAAGACTTGTATCGACGGCAATAACTTTTGCTCTGATGATTTGTGGACCAGAGTTATAATTAACAATCAATTTATCGTTGAAGTCTTCAAGTGTAATTGGAATATTACCTTGATATGGTTGTAATTGTAAAGAAGTAACGCTGTTGTCGTATGTTAATTCAGAACCAGAAACGATAGAACCGTTTACAAAAATATTATTAGCAAATTCACCAATTTGGTTTTGTAGAATTGACTGGATTTGTGTTAATTCGCGAGCTTGGACAGCATATCCTGGCTTAAACAGAATTTGCATGTAACCATTTTGGTTTGCACCATTTGTCGCATTAAAGTCATCATAATATGGCGATAAGTCAAAATCTAGCATTTCTTGTTACCTTATAATTCGATTACTATCTTAATCTGCTCTGTCTGATCAATTGAACGTGAAACTGCAGATCTATTTTGCACATAAAGAATATCTCCAGTATAACTTTGAATACCTGGAGGAACTTCGTTAAATGCCGTTGCAGATCCACCCAACTTACCCTGAATTTGAGAATAAGGAGTAAATGTTCCTCTGATATTATTTAGGTAGAGAATATTATTCACGTTATCCCAATTTACGATTGTTCCAGTAAATGTTGGAGCACCAACTAGACCTTGGTAAGCTGTGTCGCCCATTTGAAATAGAGAGCCAGCTTTAACTGGACCAGTGTAAATTCCAATTGTTACATTATAAATTGAACCTGATGCAGCATTAGATGTATTTGCACTGGTTTCTGGATTTTGTATAATTGAAATTTGATAATATTGAAATGGGTTTGGAGACAATCCAGAGCCAACTGGGACTATTCCACCTTCGTCGAAGATTAACTCGGGACACAACATAATATTGGTTGCACCAAGCTCCAAGGAGGTGTTGGACCCATGTCCACCTTCTGGGGAAATAATCGCTCTAAGGATGGCTGTGTTTCCAGTTGAAGTAGATTGATTTACAGTTACATTTGCGTAAGTGTAACCCTGACCACCATCTAGAATTTGATAGCCCACGATCGCACCAGTTGAATCAACTTGAGCCACAATGTTAGCACCAGTTCCATCGCCAGTTACTGTAATAATTGCAGCGTTACTGGTTGCAACGTTGGAATTATATCCTGTTCCACCATTTACAATTCTTAAAATATCAATACGACCATGAACAGCTGAATCTAATACAGCAGTATCAGTGACTACTGGCATCCATTGTGTGGTGAAGAATTTTTGCTTTAATCCTCCAGGAATGGTGTACATATATTTCCATTTGTAACCATCTGAAGTTTGAACATATGGATTGGTTGGAAGATCGCCACCAAGACTAATCGTTGGCATTACTGTTGAAGGCAACCCAGTGTTATTCTCGTTGTTTATTTCTTTTCCAGCATTACTGTCTAAACATTTAAAAACTTGATCATATGAGTTTCTAACGTAGAACTGATTATAGAAATATGGAAAAGTTGAGGAATAGTTGAAATTCTGTAATCCTGTTGCAGTGAATGATGGACCAGAGTTCACCATCATTTGTGTGTTAGAAGTAATTGCAACAATTTCTTTTGTTTCGTAACTTTGAGTTGCAGAGTTAGCATATGCGATATATTGACCAACACCAAAATCTAAGAAGAAAGTTGTATTGTTCCCAACAATAGTATTATTTGATGAAGTGATTGTAATTGTACCATTACCAACATCATAGTCATCATATGTGAACATGTCAAGTTGATTATCGTAAGCGACATAATAACTATTTGCAGCCCAATCAACTCTAGGAATTACAAGATTAAAGTCGGAAGCAGTTAATTTTTTAAGAGCAACTAAATTGTCGAAAACAAAGTTCTCAGAATCGGTACTGTTATTTGCATTTGGAATAGAGCCATTAGCCCAAGGAACAACTGCGCCAATACCAAGATAAGTGTTGCTGGTGTTAATCCAAGAATTTTCTAAAGCTGTCGCTAAAAGAACTTTTTGTTTTACAGTAAGTAGACTGCTCATGTTTAACCTTGATTATTGATTATTAATAAATGTATATGAAGTTCCATTAAACTGCGGATAGATGTAGTATGACTGGTTAGCAACATTAGTTGTTAACAAGTTAGCTGGAGTATCCACAGTTAAAGCGTTTCCGCTTTCGCTCACATAAACTACATTAGCATTGAATCTAGTATTAGCGACACCCAGATCAAATGCGATACCATCACCATTTAAAATCTGACCATAAACATTTGTTGTTTGTGGCATAATTACAAACGTGTTAGAAACTGATGGGATAGTTAATATCACATTGCTTGTTGAATCTATTGGAGCCTTCAATTGGGTATTTAGTACTGCGATTTGATTTGCTGAATAGTAAGCAACGATTGTTGCAGTATTTGGAGCATAGATCACAACATTACTTGTACCGTCTAAAGTTGCTCCTAAATTTCTATCTAGAACAGCGATTTGGTTTGCACCAAAATAAGCTGTGATGTTTGCAGTATTTGGAGAAGCCGAAGCACCTGTTCCACCAACAACCTTTAAGAAATATCCATCATAGTACCCATTCGTAGTGTTAGCTGTGAATGTCGCTGTGTTTAGATTTACATGGTTTACAGTATTACCTGCACCAGTGGTTAGATTAATGGTGTTGCAGATATAACCGCTACCATGTGTGACCTCAATTATACTATTATTGTAATAATTGTCGATCGTTGTGTTAGCGATAAAGTTTGCAGTATTTAAGTTTACAGTGTTTGCATTTCCAGTTGTATTAAACTCGGAAATCGTATAGTTTGATGCGCTGTAGTTAATAGTTTCCAAATATCCTGGACCCAAGAACATTGTATTGCTTTCCATAGTCAAATGAGTATTGTCGGTAATACTTTCAATAATCTTGACTTGTTCTCTGTTTCCTAATCCTGAACCAATAACGACAAAGTCGCCAACTTTAGCATTCGCAGCAAAGTGTGTGCTTGTTCCAACTAGAACTGCATTTGACCAATATGAGTTAGATGTAACTGTTCCATTTAGAATATTAAATGTTGATAGGTTTGCAGTTAAATCGATTTGGTTAAACTCATTATCTAAAATGTTCATATAAGAAAGAACTTGCATTCCAGAAGGATGTAGAATATTCAATAGAGTGTTCTTGTAGTCAACTAGAGCCTCTTTAACCTGAACGATGTAAGAATAATTATGATATTCAGTGTTGGCTTGCAGATATTGATCTGCGCTCAATTGGCCATCGGTATTTAAATAGTATCCAGGATATTGAATTAATCCGTTCAAGAAGATTGCGTTTGCTCTTGCTCTACCGTTACCATAAACTGTGGCAAGAACAGAAGTTCCATTTGGAACTGGAGAAACATTAATTGCAGCATTAGAAAATACAAGATTTGCATTAGGCAACAATGTTCCAGTATAGTTGTAAAGTCTTATTGAAGAATTAGATAATAGACCTGCATATTGAGAACCAAACTTGTCAAAGAATGCAGTGAAAGTAGCAGTCTTTACGTTAGCGCCTTGATAGACGAAATCGTCTTCATATAATGTTGCATAGTCAAATACAACGTTAGAATTATTTTGTTGAACTGGTAGATCGATAATCGCTAACGATACATTTGGTGTTGTCTTGTAATCAAATCCGCGACTTACGATTCTAAAGTCATAAATTTGACCGATGTTAGTTACAGAAACGTCAAAGTTCGCGCCTTCATCAAAACCATAAGCAACTAATTGTGCACCAGTTCCACTTGCAGCGTTTTGAGTATTTGCACTGTTAGCCAAATAAATTGGAGTTGTTGTTGAGATTGGATAAGTGTATCCTTCGCCAGGATTTGTTACAGATACTGTTGCGATAGATCCATTAGCATGAGTAGTGAAGCTGAATGTTGCACCATGGCCAAGGGAGTTATTGATTACAATAACATCTTTAGTTGTATCGTATCCTATTCCTGCTGAAATAATTTGAACATTTGCGATTTGGCCAATGTCTCTGATAGATTGTACTGTGTTAGCGTGTTCTGAAATATTTGTTGGATCGTTATATCCAGCATAAACAACAGAGAAATCAGATTCAAATTGAGAATCTAATGAGATAGTTGGTTTAGATTTAAAGCCAAATCCACCATTGATCACATTCATCGATGTGATCTTACCAACTTGGAGATTGGTTGATGTGAACGACTTACTTAAGGACACATTAGCGTTTTCGTAAAACACAACAGCATTTGTAGTTGCGTTTGGAGCCACACTTAATGTTGGTGTTTGTGGAAGTGGTATAAATGTAGCAACACCTGTTGAACCGTTGTATGCAGTAATTAATCCTGCAGAACCTGCTCCAGCTCCAGCCACAAATTCAATTAAGGAGTTGTTATAGTAACCATTAACTGCGCTTGGTGTGAATGTTGTGCTATGAAGATTTACAGTGCTTAAGCTGTTACCTGCACCAGTGCATCCATTAATGAAGATTTGGTTATTAGCAAATCCATAATATTGATCTGCATATAGAACAACATTACTTGTAGAGTCTAAAGTTGCACCCAAATATGGTGCGCCCAACACAGCAAGTTGATTTGATGAGAAATATTGTTCAATAATTGCAATATTTGGAGAAGCTGAGTGTCCTGTTCCAGAAACAACTTGAAGATAGTAGTTTCTATAGAAATTATCAATGGTCGTATTTGCTTGGAAAGTTGCTGTATTTAAATTTACAGTTTGAGTTGTTGTGCCAGAAGTTGAGATTCCATTGATTGTATATGTGTTAGCGTAGAACTCAATTGTTGAATTAGCAATAAATTCAATTGCATCTGTATTAACAATAATTGAGTTAGCAGCAACGTTAATATAGTCTACCGATTGAACAACAACGTTTGCTCCAATACCTGTATCTGAAATGACAGTTACAACAGTATTAGGGAATGTTCTATATCCCCAACCGCCGCTTTCTGTACCAACAGAATAAATTGATCCAACGCTGACATTATTAACATATGCAACAGCCTTAGTTGCTTGCGGAGTATTTGCTAAACCGCCAAAGATAACTACAGGATCTCCAGGATAGTTGATAGTTCCATCAAAATTGTAAGTTGGTCCATTATAGTTAAGACCCTGATAGTTTGGATTGACTACAATATTTGAAAGAGATCCAATAATTTTTTGTTGGAATGAGAAAGATTCAGTGTTGGCATATGCACCGTTTACGATTAGATTTTCTTCAGCAACGAACGAACCATTAATATTAGAAAGATAAATCTCAATAACTTCAAATCCGAATTCAGAATCTACTGTTGTGTATGCAGATTCAATAGTACATGTTGTATTTGATAACGAACCAACACCTTGTCTTTGAACAAGATTACTTGGGTCAAAATTTGGACCAACATTAACACTTGGATATCCACCAGTTCCTAAAATACATTTGACTGCTTGTGGAACTTGCCACTTACCGTCCGAAGCTTTTAATATGTTATTCTTTGGATAGAAAACTTCTGCATCTTCGTTGTAGAGAACTCTGAATAGAAACTTTAAAGAATTCTCGCTACCTTTAGTTGCATAAAATTCTCTAGCAGCTTTAATAAGTTTACGTTCATCAGCAGCAATGTCTTGAGGAAAATATGGAAGAAAGTCGTTAATGAAATATTGAATAAATTGATCTGTGGTTTCGTCTACGTCTTTATAGCTCAATAAATTATTAGTTTGATAAAGAACAGCACCAGTATTTGAATTTTCTAACCACTGGTAATATGCCTTGACGAAAGCAACAAAATTTGGATTATTGGCTACAATGAATTCTGGAAATTGAGATTCCAATAATCCTGATGTTGTTAATGTTGTATTTGCCATATTATGATGATACTGCGTTTAAGATTACTGACACTGCAGTTAAGCTTGTTTGATCTAATGTTAAAATAATTTGATTTTTAGATGAGAAACTATAATTATCTGGTTGCGCAAATATAGAAAGAACCCCATCAGTTCCAATAACACTTAATGGATAAAAATTATTCAACGTAACTATACCATTAATGTAATCAATTGTTCCTGCTGTTGGGTTTAAAATATGTTTAACATTATTGGTGTCAAAGTAGTATGTTCTTAGCACACCAGTTCCTCCAGTTAAGTTAGGAGTTAATGATGCGCCTGTGCCGCCACCGCCAGATAATGTGATTGCTGCTGTCGTATAGTTGTTACCTGCAACATCAACTACGACAGAATTAATTTGACCATTAACAATAACAGGATATGCGTTTGCGCCTAAACCATCACCTTCGATAATAATAGTTGGTGCTGTTGTATATGCATAACCTGGAGAATTAATTGTTACGCTTTCAATACTTCCGAAATCAAATGGAGTTTCTTCAATGTAACATTCTTGTTCGTTACCGCTTGAATCTAATTGAATAAAGCCTGTTGAGTATAATCTGTCGTTAGAAATTCCATGATGTAGAGAAGTTCCAAATTTAATAGTATATGTTTCAGATTCTATTAAACTTGGATTAAATCTTTTCTCGATGTAAACTGTTGATGTTGATGATTGAATTGACTGATCAGTGCCATCAATCGCAGTTAAGAATTTTGAATATTGGAAAGACGAGTTGAATGTGTTTAGATTAGTATTTGCATAATTATAGACAGTACTAATAATAGAGGAAATAAGATTTTGTTGCGATTGAATTGTTTGCGAAGGATCATAGTTCACATTTAAATTGAAATTTAAATAGTCGTAGTCTGGATTTACGAAATTTGGAGTAACTGTCAACACGCTAAATGGTCTAATTATTTCATTAATTAAATAGTCTACTTGAGATGTGGTTGTCACATATCCATTTTTTGGTTTAGCTGAAATGAACACTTGACCGTAAACTGGGGGAGTTTCTTCCTCACCACCCCAAACAGTAACTGAATCAAAGTAAGGATATTTCTTATTAATAATTGTAATGTAATCGTTTTTGGTAACAATTCTGTTTTGAGCAATAAAAGATTTAGGAGCATTTGTTTTAATACTGTCAATGCTCTCAATAGGAGATCCGCCAAAAGATGGAGTGGCAGTGGTTACGCTAGAAACAGAACCATCTAAAATACTTGTTTGTAAACCAAAAGATTGTAGATCATTAGCATTATCAGCGTTGGTGATCAAATAACTTACTGTTACAATATTTTGATCAACAAGATTTGCACTTAATATTCCATCTCCAAAATAAATTATATAATTGGCGTTTGGACCTTCTTCAACAAAGTATACATTACTGTTCGCAGTAACAGTTGTTGCATCCTCAGCCAAAGTGAATACTGTATATGAAGGATTGGTTGTAGAAGATTGAACAACAACTTGTAGTGTTGAAAGATCTATGTTCTGGTCAACCAAATCAAAATATTGAGATGGATTAGCTGTTGAAGAATATAAGAAAGATTTAGTTGTAGGAACACCTTCTTTAATGACTAAAGAATTAAAGGTAAAAGTGTTTCCAGTGTTTGCAACATATTCTGAATCTTCAACTGTGTAGAAGGTATATGATGCGCCATTTAAAGCTGAGGATACAAAAGATGTAAATCTTGGCACATTCAGAATAGTTGTCTGATCGTTTATTCCTTTTGTTACTGTAAGATTAACGATTGCTTGTGCTGCTGTTGATGACTTTGAAGTGTATCCTAAAGATTTTGCTTGTGATACAACTGATGATCTCAATACTGCTGTATCTAAGAACATCTCATTCGCAAGCATGTTCATATAGAATGCATTATATGTTGTATTATATGCAAGGATGTCTAAAAGAATATTGAAAGCCGAACCTTGGAAATTATAATCTGCGAATTGAGATTGGCTTTGTAAATATGTGATCAGGTTCTGTTTGATGGCATCAAAATCTAGTGCAGTTAATTGTATCTGTGAAGTGTTGTTAGCCATTTAACGAAGCCTTTGAAGAAATGATGATACTGTAAAAGAATTATTTACCGATAAAATATTAAAATCAATTTCAATATTATATCCATTATTATCATAGTCCGCTTGGACGATAACATTATTAATGGAAACTCTAGGCTCAAAGTTCTCAATCAAAATCTGAATCTCTTTAGATAAAGCATTTGACGTAATTTGATCCATTTGTTCAAACAGCAAGTTTCTAATATTTGATCCAATTTCTGGATGAAATGGTTTTTCATAATAATTTATTTGAACCAAATTCATCAAAGATTGTGTAACAGAGTTTATTCCAGTGACTTTAAGTAAGTCGCCTGTGACTGGATTAACGTCAAAATTAACGTTAAAGTCGCTATAAACTATTGCTGATGTATTTGATCTTGCCATTTTTTATATTTATTTAGCTTGGTCCGACCGTATTGGCAGGAGTAGATGGAACACTTGGTGTATTAACTACAACTGGTCCTTTGCCGTCTCCATTATCTGGCTTGATCGCTTGGTTTACTTCTGCAATCGCATTAGCCTTAGCTTGATTTACAAAAGTTATAATACCGTTTACTTCCGCAGCAACTGCAGCCTTAAATTTATTTCTTATATTAAGAATGTTTGCTAATGCGCCTTTTAAAGCCGAAGTAAGTTTACCAACAACAGCTGTTAGACGACTAAAGGCTGAAACAGTACAGCCGATTATTTTTTTAGCTAATCTTTGAACAGCTTGAGCGATGTTTATTACCGCTTTTAGAAGTAAAGCCAATTGTACAGCATATTTAATAGCGGCATCTAATTGTGGACCGATAACCTTTTTAATGAACTTTTTAATAAATGAAAATGGATTAAAATCTATTAAATCTGCCCATTGAGATAAAGCTGTAATTTCTTTAATCATATCAGCAATAAGATCTTCTACGCCTTTTAACTGACGATTAATTGCAGCTTGAATGACATCGCAAGTCGAGTTGGCCATATTGTCTAAGCCGTTCGCTATGTCATTTAGATGTTTAATATTTACTGGAAGTAAACCATTATTCTCGCTCATTTATAAATTCCTTATGTGCTCTTATTAACGCAAATTCCATTAACAAAATGATATTGCGCTCCTGTGACGGAAGTGAGTGTGCCACTAAAACCATTATCGCTGCTTAAATTATTTCCTGTTGTAATGTCTCCATTTATCATATGCATTCCACCTGGAGCATTAACGCCAACTGTAGAACCAGCTGACTTGTTGATACTTGTTATTGCCGAAATGTCAATTTCATTACCGTGTAGAGTTAAAGTTTGTCCTGCAGCTATGGTAACATTACCTTGAGGTGCAGTCATATTGATATCGCCATTCGCCACAGTTATGGTTGTGTTGCCAGAAATTTGCACGTTACATTGACCGCCAATTAAAACATTGAGGTCTCCGTTTACAGTTTTATTGGATAGTCCCATAATATGAACATAATCGCTACCCATTACAATTTCGTAATTAGCGTTGGTTACTTTTTGAACCTTAGAACCGTCTGGATGCATTTCCATAAACGTTCCAGAACGATGAATCATAGAAATACGTTCATGTCCAAAAGTATCGTCCATTTCAAACACATGTCCAGATTCTGTTTCTTTAACTTGATTGTATGGATAGTTTGGATTAAATGGTGTGTATGGTTCGTCCCAAGTTATTCCAGCAGCAGTTGGAACTTTTAAATCTCTGTTCACAGCTTTATCTATTACGACATCATTTGCTGGAACATTTAAATTTGAAGCAAGACCTGTTATAGAAGTGTTTGATACTTGATTAGGTCTTGGATATCTTAAAGTTGAAACATCAGTATTTTCAGTTATTACAATTCCTGTCCCATCAGTATTGTATTTTCTAGAAGCTGGAGGTCTAGGCGCATTTGAAACAGTCGCGTCATTTCTAACATCATTATATCCTGATTTTGGATTATTCGCATTGGTATAATATCCAGGAATCACACCTAACATTATAGGAAATTGTCTGCTTTGACCGTCAGCAAAAAATCCAAACACAACATCAGATTCTTTTGGCGTGCTAAATGTTTGGTCGTTTAGAGAATGAGCTGGATGTGCCCAAGGTAAATTTTGAGTTGGGTTTTCAGTTAAAGATTCATTGTTGAAACCAAAAAATCTAACTCGGCAACGTCCAAGGTGCATTGGATCTTGGCGATCTTCAACAACGCCAATCCACCATACGAAATTATCTAAACCAGCATAATTTTTTTCTATCATGATTGTTTCACTTGTTGTAATGCACCAGCATTACTTGCTGGTCCTGGTATTTTATCTGCAAAAGAATCAGATAATAATTCTAGAGTTGTTGATGAAATGTCACCAATAATACCATGGTTCACTGCTGATACCAAATATTTAGCCGTTCTAAATGTGTCTAAATATTCGCTGTCTGATTTGTTTTGAGGTTGCATTTTAGGACGAATCAAGTTTAATGTCATACCAGCTCTTATTTGGAAATCTGAAGCAATTACAACTGTGGTTTTTAATGTTTGTAACTGAGCCAATTTAAGTTGATTTTGCAACATCCAATTTTGAGGAACAAATTTATTTGTTGTGGAATCAGAATCGGTTATTGGAACAAATTTAACAACAGAATCTGTAGCGTCGAATAAAGTCATATTTAATCTATTTGTTGTTAAATTAGCTGGTAGATTTGAATTCAACAGACTCTTAGCTGGAGTGTTCACTCCACTGGAAGTATAAACTTTTTTTGTTCTGTTAACTAAATCAAAAGTCAGTAAAGATGATGCAAATTGACCATATCTATTTCCTCTAAGAATATCAAAATCAACATCATTCTTAGCATATCTTAAAGATTGTATGTCTTGAGAAGGATCGCCAACAACGTTTGGTCGCCAAGAAAAAGTTGTATATGGCGTTTGGCTTATCATATTCTCATAAGATGTAAAATTAAATCCATCTGCACTCTCATAAAAAAAGAAAGTGTTTTCGTTGGTATTATAACCTCTAGATGCCAACCAAACAATTGCTTCTAATGGGCGCATTCTGGGAATCATTAAATCATAAGAACCAGAAGTAGATCTAATATTATTAATTTTACTGGTAGGAACTTTTAATAAGTTAAGTAAAATATCAGAAACCATAGAATCAATAGATAGACCTTTGTACGTCTTTCTAACATAAAATTGGCTTGAAAGAATTAATTCTTCAGAACAAAAAGATATAATATATTTTTGAATAGATTGACTCTCAGCGCCTCTATTTGAAACCTTATAAATTCTAAAGTATTTTTTTATTGGTCTATTTAATGATGGCTTATCTAATGATATATAAACCCACTCATTTCCATGAAGAGTTAAATTTGTGATAATATCTAAAGAATCACTGACAATTATAGTTCCTGTCATACAAGGACTAAAGATACTTTCATATAAATTAAAATGTAAAACAAGATCGCTAATGTCAGTCAGAGTTCCATTTCCTGTTATGATTTGACATTGAAATTTATAATCTGTAGATTGACTCAGACCTTTTGGTATTACATTCGAATTAGTTGTATTTGGTGGAATTGGCATTTTATAATGTTGATGTTAATAATGATTTCAGTTGAGTTTCAATTTGAGCTGCATATTCTTTCTTAGGTAGCTGTATCACTCTTTTTGATTGATTCTCGCTAAACTCAGCATCATATGAAGAAACAGCGTTTAACGTAATGACAGTTGAATATGTTGTACCATCAAGATTAACAGATTGAGGAGATGTCAATTGAAGTGTTGGATGTGCCAATGTTGGCAGATTTGTGATAGTTTGATTTGACACCTCATCAACAATAGAATATGTCGTATTAGAATAATACAATTTAGAAGTTGTTATTGATGATGGCGCACCTAATGGAGATGCAGTCGTTACTGTAACTTTCTCATAATGATCTATCGTAGATTGAGCGACAACTACTGATCCATACTTGTTAGTCAAATAATTAATAAATTCAAGATCATTTAATGGAGCTTGATATGCTGGATTTATTATTTGATTAGCAAGTAGAATTATCCAATATCTGTTAGCGTCACCATAATATTTTTCTGCGATACTTTCAAAAGTATCATGATCCTGCATATTATATGTGTAGAAAATATTAAGATTTTGTAAATAGTCGGTAAGAAATTGAACACGTGTGAATATGTTGGTGACTAAAAATGCATCTTTTAAATTTGGATCAAAAGAATATAAAACCTTGGGGAAATTTTGAAAGTATTGCATTTTTAATATCCATACTGCTGAATAAGTTGTCTATACATAATATCAACTTCTTTAAATCTTAACGTTAAACCTATCTCAACTGGCATACCATCAGTGAACGTTGCGAAGTGTCCAGCCTTAGAATAATCTACACTAATATTTTGTAAGACGCATGTTGATATTGTTGGTAGATATGGATTATCACCTGATGTGAATGCGAATTGAATGTCAAATTGTGCTGGCGGTATAAAGTATCTACCATAAACGCTTCCACCAACTTGAGAAATTAACTCTGGAGCAGCATACATTTTAAATGTATTGATGATGTTCATAATTGCTACAGACTCATCAGAACTTCTTGGTTGAAATCTAAATTCAAATGTAAACTCTCTATTATCTGTTCCTCTGTATAACATTTCAATTTGAGGGTTTAAGGCATATCCTGCTGAATTTTCAAGAACTCCAGTTCCTTGTGTGCCAAGAGTAGCATTCACTATATTTGTAAATGCAGTTCTTTCTATTGGAGTAGTATTTACTGGTGATGGTTTGTATGCTCCAGTAAATCTATTGGCTAAATCTTTTGCAGCTTCTACAGCACCTAATGCTGTTATCGCTGATTGTCCAAAATTACCAAGAGCATCAAATAGTGATACTGGATTCCAATTATGATTATATGCTGCAGTAATCGTATCAGGCATATAAAGAGCAATTGCTGTGGATATTCTACTTAAAGATGGTTGAAGTAATGATGAAAGTTGTGTGGAGTTTAAAGTTCCACCTGTGAATTGAGAATTTTGTTGTACTGCAATCCCTTTAGTTGCAAATCCTTTCCCAGTAGTGACCACTTCAGGAACTTCGCCATCAGCGTTTGTCGTATTATTTTGCGGATTTGTAGTTCCTCCAACACCGCCATAATATACAGAGTTATTTTGCACAATTTGTGATGTGTCAGTTTTATATGAGGAAGTTACTGGAACATTAACATAGAAAAGAACAGCATGCGGTGGATCTTCTAGACTGTTTCCTTGAAGATTATTTGGGTATCTATAGACAGTATATTCCCCAACTCCTTCACCGCTTATTTTTCTGCTTGCTGGTCCTGGAGATAAAGCTGCTAATTCACCACTGCTTTTTGCTGCAGTAACTGCAGTAATTGTTTGTTTTGGTGATTGTTTAAGACCAATAGTTGAAACTGGACCAGGAGAAACGCTACTTGCATTAAGTATGCCTTGTTGCACACCCTGTCCAACAATTGAACTTAGTGAAATACCAGAAAATAAACCCATTGTGATACCTGTAGCTATAAATAAGCTTTAGTGTTATTGGATTATTTATATGGCATACTCAGGTCGTTTTCACCCCAGAAACCAGAAAAAGTATTATGGGGACGTCTCCAACATTTGGTACAGAAGTCTCTGGGAAAGAAAAGTTATGGAGTGGTTTGACGATAACGAAAATGTTGTCGAATGGTCAAACGAAGAACTGATCATTCCATATATCTCTCCTCTAGACAATAAATATCATAGATACTTTCCAGACTTTGTGGCTAAAATAAAAGGCAAGGATGGAAGTATCAAAAGATTTGTAATTGAGATTAAACCTGAGAAACAAACTAAGCCGCCTGTGAAACCAAAAAAGGTGACCAGAAGCTTCATTAATGAGGTTGCGACTTGGGGAGTAAATGAAGCCAAGTTTAAAGCCGCCAGAGAGTTTTGCGCCGATCGCGGTTGGCATTTTGAAATTATTACGGAAAGAGAGTTAAAAATACCTGATGGCAAGTCTAATAGAAAAAGTAAGGGATAATCTGGCGAAAGAGAATATCAACGTCAGAACCAAAAAAGCTCGAGACTGGCTCAGAAGAAACGTGAAAACTCTTCAAACCAGCAGAAGAAGTATTCTTTCTGCAACTGATAACATATTCGCAAAAAGAATTATTGTGGGAAAGATGTATTTCTATTCCTATGATCCAAAATTAAAAGATGTACTTCCATATTATGATCGTTTTCCGTTGGTCATTCCAATTGAAAATTATAGTGATGGGTTTCTTGGTTTAAATTTACATTACATTTCATCAAAACATCGTTTAGCTTTATTGAATAAACTTTATGATCTTTTGAACAATAAGAATTTTGATGAAACAACAAAAATGAGAGTCAGTTATAATATTTTAAGCAGCACAAGAAGATATAGAGAATTTGCTCCTTGCTTAAAAAGATATCTGTATTCTCATTTAGATTCTAAAGTTGTTGAGGTTGCACCTGACGATTGGGAAATTGCAATTTTCCTACCAACAGAACAATTTATTGGAGCTTCTGCAACTCAAGTTCAACGTCAATCTCTAAGGCAATTCTAATGGCTATTAATTTAAATCCTGTCGGTATCACTAATCCTGATACAGTTATTCAACAAAATATCAATAACATTACAGGAAGCTTGGTAAGCTCAGCTACAAAAAACATAAGAAATCCTGTTTTAGCTGGAGCTGCACAATCACTACTTGGTTCTATCCTCAGCAATAATCAAAACAACTCAGGACAATTCCAAGCACCAAGTCCGAAAACAAGTCAATCTGTTTCAAACATCTCTAATATGTTTACTCAGCTTGACCTCAATAATGAATTTGCCAAGACTTGTAGATTTTTAGTCAATCTACCAATACCAAAATGTATGACTACGCTTTCTGGAACTGGATACAACTATTCATCATATTTCGATATGCGATATGCTTGTAACATGGCAGAACTTCCAGGGATCAATCACAATCCAATAGAATATAGACATTATGCATTTACTCAAAGATTGTCACACTTTCCAACGTTCACACCAATAACTCTAAGTCTATATTGTTTTGGTGATATGATGGGTAGAAATTTCTTTGAGTGGTGGATGAATTATCTTATAAACTTTCAAACAGGATTAGTTGGATACCCTCAAGATAAAAATGGTCCAGTAACAACAACAGATATTACAATAACACAATATACTGTTGATGGAACTCCAAGTTATATCACAACACTGTTTGGCGCTTTTCCTATTGCGATTGCACCACAACCATTAAATTGGGCTGATGACAGAATACATGAACTTCAAGTCACATTCCACTACAATAAGTGGAGAACATATATAACTGACCTGAACAATCCAAATCCAGAAGCTTATCTTCCAAGTTATGATTTTGGATCTAGCGCAGTTCCATCACCAACATCAGTTCAGTCTGTGCCGCCACCATCACCAGCTCCAGCTGCATCAACAAATGCAAAAACAACGGCAGCAAATAAAGCATATCTTAATGATTATTCATACCAACTCCCAACTGAATCGCAAACAGAATCTGCTAACCTTGGACTCCCATAATATTTAAAGTGAGGTAATTATGAAATTCCCGACAATCGCGACACCGACTTATGAAGTGAAACTGTTTTCTCAAGAAAACCCAGTTAAGTTCAGACCATTTCTGGTTAAGGAACAAAAACTGATGCTTCTTGCAACTGAACAGACAGATGCTAATGAAGTCGTCAATACGATTAAACAAATTATTAAAAATTGTCTTCTAGATGAAAACATTGATGTAGATAAATTGCCACTCATTGACATTGAAGTTTTATTTTTAAATTTCAGAGCAAGATCAATTGGTGAGAACATAAACGTGTTCTTTAAATGTAAAAATGAAATTGGAGAAGGCGATCAGAAATCAGAATGCGGAATGATAATTGATGGATCTATTGATCTTTTAAGTGTTCCAGTAGTAAATCTTGATCAGAACTCTACAAAGATAATGATCAATGATGATGTTGGATTACAAATGAAGTATCCAACATTTGAGATAATTCAAAAGTTATCAAATCCTGCAGAAAATCTAGAAGAGAATGATGAATTCAAAACAATAGCATTATGTATCGATTACATTTTTGACAAAGAAAATGTGTATTACTCTAAAGATGCAACTGTAGAAGAATTAGTAGAATTTGTAATGAATCTACCTGCAGAGAAATATGACTTATTGACAAACTTTTTTAAGAGCTTGCCAACGGTCAGACAAGAGTTAAATAAAGATTGTCCAAAATGCGGATTTAAGCACAAGTTTGTGCTGGAGGGTCTCAACGATTTTTTTATCTAAGCTTTGGTAATGAGGGGTTAAAGGAGTTTTTCAATTTGAATTTTATGCTCCTTTATCACCATAAAATTGATTTTAGAATTTTTGATGATATGATACCGTGGGAAAAAGATGCTTATATTGGAATGCTGTCAGCTAAGATTAAAGAAGAAAATGAGAATGCTAAACTAAAAGAAATGGAAAATAAATCAAGAAAATGGTAAGCAAAGTAACACCAACAGGATTTTCTATTAAGGCGCTATCAGCGATCATAAGAGCACAAGATCCAAATATAGATGCTAGTGATGCTAAGGAAATTGCACAAACAATTAAAATGAATATCATGACATCGCTTTTTGGTGAGGCTGGTAAAAGTGCTACTACTAAAACAACAACTAAATCAAAAACAGCATCAGACAAAACAGCTGACACTAAAGCTCAAACTAAAAAGATTAATTCTATTGAAAGTGAGTTGAAAGAAGTTAAAAAATCAATCAACAAAAATGAAAAGAGTATTTCAAAGGTACAAAAAACTGCTGATAAGACTCAAAACGATGTTGGTAGAATTTTAAAACAAATATCAAATGTTTCAGATCGTGTTAAATCTTCATCAATTAAATCAAAAAATAAATTGTATGATATTCAAGAAGCTGTTCCAAAAATTGCAACCAGCAATGAAGCAGAATATGCGGCAAGAATACCAGAAGCTGGAGTTCTGCTAGAGATCTCAAATTTAAAAAGTGAAATACAAGAAATAAAAAAATCTAAAGATTTCAAATTAATGGAAGAAGGTGGAACAGGCAACCTTGATATTGAACAAATAGAAGCACTACAAGCGGAAAGACATTACGAATTAGTAGATTTTGAAAAAAACATTGACAGTAAATTAGACCAAATTTTAGATTTACTACAGCACGGTAGAGGCGGTGGATTGATCAATAGAGTTGAAGAGATAGCTGAAACCATAGGTGCTCTTGCACTTGGTGGTGCTGGAATAAAGAAATTATTGGGTAGAGGTGGCGGCAGAGCTGCCGTTGCTGCAGAAGAAGCTTTAGCAGCAAGAGCAATGGGAGCAGGTGGACGCTTCGGTAGAATGGCAACTTTCGGAACAAGTGCAGCAGCAATACAGTCTGCATTTTATAAAAATGCAGCAATGGTTGGAAGAGCTGGAACTGGAGCTTTCGGCGAAGCAACTATGAGTGCTGCGCAAAGATCACAACAAGCTTTTGAAAAATATGCTGCAGCTTCAGCAGCGCAAAAAGCTGCAACTAAAGCAGCAGCACAACAAAGAATGAGAGGTGCTGGGCAAACTACTCTTAGCGAATTGAGAGCTCAAGCAACAATTCAAGGCAGAATTGCTTCTGAACAGCATAAGATTTATAGAGAAGCTAGAAGCGAGATGTATGAATCTTTACCTGCTATTGAAAAACAAGCTTTACAAAAAGGCAACATCGTTTTCAATTCAGAAACTGGTTCCTTCCATAAAGTTGACGCAAATGGAAATATTGGGGAAGAAATTAAAGATCAAAACGTAAACAGATTTTTTGAAGAACAAGGTTTAAGAGGCAATATTCAAGAAGCTCAAATTAAACAATTAAAGAGAGTTGGAATTGTTGAGAAGAATGGAAGATTTTATGACAGAGTTTCTAAAACCTATATGTCTGAGCAAGAAGCATTAAGTATTGTTAGAGATCCAGAATTACTAAATCAAATCAAGTCACCAAAGGGTGTACTGTCAAGAAGATACCTTTCTGAAGGTGCAGGTCAAGCATTAAAAGGAGCTTTGGGTAAAGCTGTTGGATATGCAGCATTTGGTGCATTATTTGAAGCTGCAAGTTATGCCATTGAGGGTAAAGAAGTTACTTCTGAAAATTTAAAGAAAAGTGCAGTCAGCATTACAGGTAGTGCTACTGGTGCTGTGATTGGCGGTGCAATTGGTGCTAGTATTGCTGGAGGACTTGCTGCATTTACAGGCGGATTGAGTCTTGCTGCTTTACCTGCATTTGAAATTGGTGGAGAAATTATAGGTTCATATATTGGTGAAGGTGCGTTTTCTTCTTTATGGGATAGAGTGAGCGGCAATGGTCCTGGTGACGAAAAAGTTGATAAAATTCTTTCTACAATTAGAATGAAAGAATCTGGAAATAACTATAAGGCAAG